TGTAGTTTTTAATATTCAATCTGTTTAAATCTACTATACTTATGTCATCTGTAAATATTAAGAAATGTGGATTATTTACTTTGGATAATATATAATCAATAGCTCTATTGTAATAATCATAATCACAATTAAACATAGTCATAATTTCATTGCCTCTAAAATGAATAGATATAGGTGTCAAATTACTATCATTAAAAATATAACTATAATTAGCATAAATTTTTTCTAATGAATGAATATCTGGTTGAAATAAATCTATTATAAATGATGATATATCTTTAAAATAATCAAAACACTCTAAGTATCCATTTATAGTATAATTCAAATCATCTTTTATAATTGTATCTATCATAGCATTATCAACAGTACTTCCAATAGTTTCATTTACAATATGATCACACTTAATATCAAAATTATACATGTTATATATATTTCTTAATATAGTGTTTTTATAATTGAAATTAAATCTATCATACAATATATTACAATATGTATGAACATTATTAAATATAACATTAATATTATATTTATGAGATAAACCATAACAAGCTGCTATTTGAAATAAAGCATTCCCTAATCCTGTATTAATTAATGATAAATATTGAGATGTATGAGGTGTAATATATGGTGTAATATATTTCATACTATAGAGATTACATAATTATATATTTAAAATATTTATTAGACTTAAAAGAGAGTTAAACAGTATTTATCCGGAATAATATAACAAGTATATAATGTTATACATTTGGGTTATGTAGAGATATGAAAGGTTATTGACATTATAGATATAAAGTTATAAAGTATATTAATATAAGCAATATAAAGATTATATAATTCTATAATTAGATGATTTTAGCATACTGTTTTATTGGTACATTACCATCTTATGCGATTGATACAATTCATCAGGCAAGATTATTTTACGATGGAGAAATATATTTTATTGTAAGCGATTATACTTCTGAATATCTACAAATATTAAGAGAGAAATATAATGTTACTATTATTAACTATGATGATATAAGTTCAACCGAATTTAATGATACTATTAATAAGTATATTAATAAGTTTGAGATAGTTCCTAATCTTAAAGGTAGAGAAAAATTATTTATCTATTCTTTTGAAAGATTCTTTTTACTTTATAATTTAATGGATAAACATAATATATCAAACGCATTTTTTGTAGAATTAGATAATTTACTATATGATGACCCTAGAAAATGGGAGGAACAATTTAGTAAAAAAGATTGTGCATTTATGTATGATCACAATGAAAGATGTGCCTCAGGTATATTCTATGTTAAAAATAAGGAAACATTATTTAAAATTAATAACTCATTTTTAGATTATATTACATATTCATCAAAATTCATGTCAGAAATGGGAGCATTATATGAATTCTGGAATGAAAATAAAGATATTATACAAATATTACCTACTATATGGTCTTCACCTACTATTCCTAATGTAGTACATGAGAATTATGATAAGTTTAATAATACAATATTTGACGCTGCAGCATTAGGTATATATCTAGGTGGTATGGATCCGCATCATACACACGGTGTTATTATAAAAGGGCTAAAATGGCATCATTCATTATTAGATTATAGTATCTATAAGTATGAATGGCGTCTAGATGAACAAGAACGAAATGTTCCATTTGTATTTAATACAGATAATAATATGTGGATCAAAATTAATAATTTACATATTCATTCTAAACAATTAGCAGATTGCTTATCAAAACAATTATAGTAATATCTATTCTTAGATATTTAGACTATCATATATATTTTTTAATTCATCTGAATCCCAGATTATTTCTGGTGACCCAGATGGATATGCTTCATATGGAATAGCCTTTTCAGTTGGTTTATCTAATGATAATAATTTTTTAAGTGAATAAAGTCGCCGATGAATTGGATTTTTAATATGTTTATATTGTGTTCGTCCTATTTGTTTCCATCGCCATTCAATCTGTAAAGCTGAACGCCATTCTGGTATACCTGTTATATAACAAGCACGATGCCAGGTTAATCCTTGTTGTACACTAATACTAGTTGCCCTAGCCCCACCTGAAATTTCCTTATTATGTTGACGCAAACGTCTATCAGGATCAGTTGTAGCACCTACATAGGTTTTTGATGTATCATTTGTATATAGTAAATAACAAAAGAAATTCATATTATATCTAAAGCTATTAATAATTTTATAGTTTAAACTACTTTCTAGTATTGGTATTTAAAGTATATATTATAACTATATGTAGTAATGATAAATAAATTAATAATATTTGGTAGTAATGGTATGTTAGGAAACTATATTAAAAGTTATTTTATTAAAAAGACTACATACGAAGTTATATGTGTAACTAGAAAAGAATATGAAATAACCGCAGATAATATATCAAAATTGGAGGAATATTTATTAAGTATAATTTCTGAAAATACCTGTATAATTAATTGTTGTGGTTTAATACCACAACGCATAAATAATTCATACACTGAACTATATTATTTAATAAATACCGTTTTTCCATTATATCTGTCTAATATATGTATTAAGTATAGATTAAAATTAATATGTCCTACAACTGACTGTGTATTTAGTGGTAAAAAAGGTAACTATATTGAAACCGATTTTCATGATGAGATTAATATATATGGAATTAGTAAATCGTTGGGAGAATCTAGTTCTGCTACTATAATTCGCACTTCAATTATTGGAGAGGAATTATATAATAAGAAGTCATTTTTAGAATTTGTTAAAAATGGTAATATAATTAATGGATGGAGTAATCATTATTGGAATGGTATTACATGTTATCAATATTGTAAAGTAATAGATAAAATAATAAGTGAAGATCTATTTTGGAAAGGAGTTAGACATATTTATTCTCCTGTAAAGAAAACAAAATATGATTTAGCATGTATAATTAAAAAAGTATATGGACTATCTATAAATATTAATAAATGTAATTCTGATAATATGATTGATAAAACACTCTCTTCTATATATAGTATAAATACTATATTTACCATACCATCTTTAGAAGAACAGATATATGAGCAGTCACAATATAAACTATAATAACTATTGACCTAAAAGAGTTTTAATAATGACACATATATGGATATATTAAAACAAAATCTTCATTTATTATCTTCTTTAAGAACATTAGTAGAAACAAGAGATCAGAAATATTATAATTATAAAATAATAAATGAACATCCTATTACTGATAATACAATATCTATTGTCATGACATCACATGAAAGATCTCAACAAGTTTATTGTACATTAGATACAATTAATATATGTAACTATAAGAATGTACAAATTATAATTGTAGATGACTCTTCAACAGATCCTGTATTAGAGTCAATGGTTAGCAGATTTAATCTACATATAGAACTAATTTCAATAAATAGAACGAATAAATTTTGGGCAAATCCTTGTATTAACTATAATATAGGATTTCAGTACATTAAAGGAAATAAAGTAATAATACAAAATAGCGAAGTATGTTACATTGGAGATATTTTAGAATATACAGCAAATAATATTGTAGATGACAACTATTATGTATTTGATGTAAAAGCATCGCGTGATTTTATTACAAATGATATTATATATTCATTATTAAAACAACAGAAAATAACTGTAGATATATATAATAAAGATATATGGTCACAATGGTATCAACATACAACTGAGAGAAATGCTAATTATCATTTTTTAACAGCTTTAACTAAAAAGACACTTGATAAGATTGGTGGATTTAGTTATGATTACGCATTTGGTTCTTGGTATGACGATGATGATTTATTGCTCAAAGTATATTTAAATAGTATTAATATTATAAATATTAAAAATGATACATATAAAATAGGCGGTATTCATTTATTTCATGGTTATACTGTAAATATTACCAATACTGACGCATATACAAAGCCAAAAAATCTTGATTTATATAATAAAAAAAAGAATTATCTAAATAATAAAGGTAGATATTTAGAATTATCAATATATGATTTGTATGATATTAATAAGATGTATACCATATTAAATAATTATTAGAAATATAAAGACTATCATCTATTTTAATATTAAATGAAAACGGTTGTTACAATTACAGGAATCCGCCCAGATTTTATTAGAATGTCGTATATATTTAAAGAATTAGATAAAGCTTTTAAACATGTATTCGTTCATACTGGTCAACATTATGATAAGTCACTATCTAATGTATTTTTTGAACAACTAAATATTAGAGAACCTGATTATATATTGAATACAGGTAAAGAATCAAGTAATCATTTTGAACAGCTTAGTTACTTAAGTAGAGAGATTCCTAAACTATTTTTAGAGAAAGATATAAAACCAGATTTAATTCTATTTTTAGGGGATTCTAATTCAGCAGGTGTAGCATTTCCTCTTAAAAAAGAGGGTTATAAGATTGGTCATATTGAAGCAGGTATGCGCTCTTATGATAAGAGAATGCTAGAAGAGATTAATAGAACAGTGTGTGATCATTGTAGTGATATTCTATTTGTCTATCATGATGATTATAAAGAGCAACTAGCTAAAGAAAATATTAGAGATAATGTATTTGTAGTAGGTAATACAATTGTTGAGCCTTTAAAAACGGTTTCTAATAGTATCATGACATCTCCAAAGAGAAATGATATGATATTAATGGATATTCATAGACCTGAAAATTTTAAATATGCGGAAAGGCTAAGAAATATTATTAAGTTTGGAAATGAATGTATCGATAAATATGGTATACCTGTAAAGCTCCTATATTTTAAAAGATTGAAGGATGCTATAGATTCTAATAATATTGACCTAGGTAGAATAGAAATTATTCCTTTATTACCCTATAAGGAATATATTGAAACTATATATCATTCTAAATTTATAATAAGTGATAGTGGTACAGGTCAAGAAGAGCCTGCTTTACTTAATACACCTGTAGTAGTTCCCAGAGATTATACTGAAAGACCTCAGAGTTATCAATATAACTGTAGTATTTGTTATAGAGTGAATGATGATAATTCAGAGGAAGTTTATAAATGGCTGGATGATATTCATAATCAGGTAAAGGTTATGGATGTAAAATGGCTAGGTAATGGAGAAACTAGTAATAAAGTTATTACATATTTGAACCAATATTTTATTAGTAATTAAATTAGTCAGTATAAAGATACTGTGATTATAATATCCAAATGAATAGTTTTTGGCAGGAACAGCACAAAAACAAGAATGAATATTGGTTGTCTGGTTCAAATAATGCTGAATATATTTTAGATCTTCATAAGATTGATAAAAATATTAGTAATAATAAAATTTTGGATATAGGAGTAGGAATGGGTTATTTAAGTAGATATTTATATTCAAAAAAAAATACTATGTTTTGTTCTGATATATCACAAATTGCTCTAGATAATTTAAATGATATTGCTAGTACATATTTAACATCTGATTTATCTAGAATAGAGCCAGTAGACATAGCGATTTGTAATCTAGTATTTCAGCATTGCGATGATAATGAGATTCAAAGAATTTTAAAAGATGTTCAATTAAAAGATTCTGGTTTTTTTACATTTCAGTTTGCCTTTTTAAGAGAAAATGAAGAACCAAATCATAAAGTTAAACATCTTATTAGTATTGGAACTCATCATTTTAGAAGTCTAGATAAAATTAAGGAGATGGTAAAAAATGCTAATAAAAAGATTATTCATCTTTCTGAGCCTATACATTATTATGGAGATGAAAATTTTAGCTGGTATATTGTAAAAGTTACTAATAATTAAAATAGATATGTAAATTATAATAAACTCTTTAAGTATATAAAGAGTTTATTATATTAAAATATAATTATAATATATGAATTCAATTAATATTCTATCAGAACAGTATCAAAATCAATCACCATATCCATACGCATTTCAAGATAATATTTTAAATGAAGAGATTGCTAAAAAAATACAAAGAGAGATTTTAGATATTCCAGATGAAGCCTGGGACAGATACGAAAATCCGTTTGAGTCTAAATATACACTAAGATACAAGTATAACTTTCCAGAAAATCTTAATAACTTATTTAAGGAACTAGAAAGTAGTGAATTTGTTAATAAGTTATCTGAAATTACTGGCTATAATCTATTATTAGATTCAACACGCAACTTTTGGGGAGTTCATAAATATAACAGTGGAGATAAACTAGATATACATGTTGACGCAGGTATTCATCCTGCTACTAAACAAAAGAAACAAGTTACACTTGGTATTTATTTAAGTAGTAATTGGAAAGATGAGTATGGATGTAATTTAGAGATATGGAGTGGTGATTGCTCCGCTTCAAATGAAGCAAAAATATATGAAAAGATTGATTCAATCGCACCATTGTTCAATCGTATGGTACTATTTACTTGTAATGATTATGCGTGGCATGGTAATCCAGAACCGGTTAATTGCCCAGAAGATTCTAAACGTATATTTGTAACTATTTCATATTTAAGTGAGAACTATACGGATGAAAATAAGAGACAAAAGGCTTTTTTTATAGCAAGACCAGGGGATTCTGTAGATGAAGAGAAGGATAGATTAAGATTGTTGAGAGCTAACAATATTACTTATAAAAGTGTGTATAAAATAAAGTAATTATAATAATTTATATAATAAATGGACTATTTATCTGTATATACTAATGCTTTTAATATACCTTCATACTCAGCAGAGCATCATATACAATATGATTATATTATAGAAGCTTTATTAAGATTTAATAATTCTAGTAATAATATTATAGATATTGGTAGTGGAAGAGGACATATTATTAAAATGATAAACAATATAGCAAATAAATTAGATAATTACTCTATAACTTCAGTCGATCTTGACAAGTTTCATTCTGAATCTTGTAATAATTTTATAAAATGTAATTTGTCTAATGAGCATAATAGACAAATACTATTAAACTCAGTATATGATATTGTAATATGTACAGATGTTTTTGAACATTTAGATAAATTATATATAGATGAAGTAATTAAATTATGTTCAAAATTAGGGTCAAAATGTGTATTTGGTATAGCAAATCATAGTGATATTTTAAATGGAGTAGAACTTCATACAATACAGGAAAATGACCTATGGTGGGATAATATATTAATTAAATATTTTAATATAATTAAGAAAGATATATTTTATGATGGCAAATTATATATGTATGTATGTAATTCAAAATAGAATATTTATTAGCTTTTATATAAGATTTAAGTTATGTAAATATTCTAATAGCATATTTTTATTTAATGGATTAATCTTACTATTATAATTCCGAATGTTATCTGTATTATTAATATTTTTATAGGGTGGTTTTATATACATATATCCATCTGAACCATTGATTAAACGCATAGCCTGTGTTTCACTAATTAAAGACTCAAGCATTTTTTCACCAGGACGTAATCCTGTAACTTTAACAGGTTTTCCATATTTTTCCGAAAAAATATCCATTAAATCAATAAGCTTCATTGAAATAAGTTCAGGAATAACTGTATCACCTGATTCGGCATGTAAAATAGCATGTTCAATTAATGCCACACTTTGCTCTAAAGTCATTACAAAGCGTGTCATATCAGTATGTGTCAATGTAAACTCTTTTACATCAGGATCTTGGCCTTTTTCATGTAATATTGGTATAATACTTCCTCTAGAATTTAATACATTTCCATAACGAATATTAACAAATTTACATTTCTTAATATAGAGAGACTTCTCTATAATAGCCGCTTCAGCTAAAGCTTTTGTCATACCATAAGCATTTGTAGGCTCACATGCTTTATCTGTACTTACAAATATAACTGCCTCTAATGTAGATAATCTATCAATATTAGATTCAATACTATTAAGTATATTTAATGGTCCATTAAAATTTGTTTTAACACATTCTTCAATAGCATATTCACAACGGTCAATATGTTTTAAAGCAGCCATAATAACAATAATATTGGGCTGTTCTCTTAAAATTGAGTTTTCAACTCTATTATAATCTCTAATATCTCCAATAATAAACGAAAGCCTATCCGTTTTATATTTAAGACTCATTTGCCAATGTTTACATTCATCTCTTGAGTAATTAACAATAATATTTTTATTAATATAGGTATCAATAAATTTATGACCCAAAGAACCTGAACCACCAAATAATAATATTTTTTTATTTTCAATCATTAGTACTACTATTTAGTTCTTATACTCTTTAAGTTTATATATTTAGGCTTTCATAGTAATATTACTTAAAGTACTATTAATGTAAGGCTATAATATGTCATCTACACTATTAGACTTATATTATGAAGATAAAAGATCCATAGTATCTGTAAATATAGTGGGTGGCCTAGGAAATCAAATGTTTCAACTTGCCACGGCATATGCCTATGCTAAACAGAATAATGGAAAATTAATAGTTCTAAGAAATAAAAAGGAACCTGATGGGCGATCACTTTATTGGGATAATATGTTATATAGATTTCAGGATTTTTTAGTAGATACGATTCCTGAAGGTTTAGAACAATGGTGTGAATATGGTCCAACAGAATTCTCTATTATTCCACCATTAACAGATAAAGGATTATATATAAATGGATATTTACAAAGTCCAAAATATTTTGGTGATTATACAGATGAAATTAGAGAACTATTCAAACCATCTCCTAGTATAATGACTAATATTCAATCAAGATTTGGTTTATTACTAAAAAACAAAGATCGTATTGTTGTTATACACGCACGACGTACAGATTATTTAAAAAATCAAGATATTATTAATTTTCATGGACCATTATCTATAGATTACTATAATGAAGCGATTAAAAAAATATCAAATGAGATAGAAGATCCTATATTTATTCTTGCTGCAGATGATCCATTATTTTGGGGTTCTGTAATTAATGAATTGCCACAACTAAATAACCAAAATATATATATTCTAGATGATAATAATGAAATAAATATAATTACTTTATTACAACAATTTCAATATTTTGTAATTGCCAATTCTACATTTAGTTGGTGGGCCGCATGGTTATCAAAAGATACAAAAAAAGTTATCGCACCAGCAAAATGGTTTGGTCCAACTGGTCCCCAGAATTACAAAGATATCTATATGCCATCTTGGGAGTTAATCTAAAGGCTATATACGATTTTAATTTAGAATGATAATGAAAGTTTTAGTATTTGGCGCAAAAGGTTGGATTGGAAAGCAATTTATTTTAAACAGCATGCATACTATAGCCGAAGCTACTTCACGTGCTGAAAACTATCAAGATGTTCTTAATGAAATTAAAAGTCTAAAACCCGATTGTGTTATTTCCCTTCTCGGCAGAACCTATGGAACTGGACCAGATGGAAAACTAATCCCCTCTATTGATTATCTTGAACTACCAGGCAAACTTTATGAAAATATGCGTGATAATTTTTACGCTCCCTTCAATCTTGCTACTATATGTGATAAACTTAATATTCACTTTGTTTATCTAGGAACGGGCTGTATTTATACTTATACTGGAGATAAGAGACTATTTACAGAGGAAGACAAACCCAATTTCTTTGGTTCAGGTTACTCAACAGTGAAAGGATATACTGATCAGATTTTAAGACATTGTAAAAATACACTTCAGCTACGTATTAGAATGCCAGTTTCAAAACTTGTAAGTGGTCGCAATCTAATTGATAAATTAGTAGCATATAATAATATTTGCTCTATTCCAAATTCTATGACCGTTTTGGATGATATGTGGCTAATTATTGATAAAATGATTGAGGTTAGGGAACTAGGTGTATATAATCTTACAAATCCTGGAACAGCTGAACATAACTGGATTCTTGAAGAGTATAGACCACTCTTTAGCCCATCCCATACTTGGAATCTTATTTCATATGAAGAACAAATGAAATATATTAAATCTGAGCGCTCTAATAATGAGATGGACACTACAAAATTAGAGAACTTTTGTAAAGAGTACAGCATTGAATTACTTCCAATTAAAGAGTCTATTATTAGAGCACTCCATAGAAGATATTCTACAGTTTACTATAATGAAAAGTAATAAAAATATATCATTCGCACTCCATATTAATTGTACAAGGATATTTAATAAAACAGAAACTACGCCATGTCTTATCTGCCCCATAGTCTCTGTCATATTCAATCCATCCAAATAGACGCTTGTCCAATCCATTATTATTAACAAATTCAGGAAAAGGTTGCCATACCTTATATTTAAATGTAAATATTAAATTCATAATTGTCATTTCATTACAACGACAAATAGGATATTTATTCATTGCTTCTATCATTTCTGTCATATTACACATATTTAGGAGAACTGTATCATATACCCAAATACAATTCAAAAAATATCTTTCATTCAATATATCTTTTGAATACTCCTTAAATAATTCCTCTTTAGCATTAGGATTCGCATCAAGCTCCATCATTAATTTAAATCGCTTATCATTATCGTACATAGGCGCATCATCTGGTGCCATTATTTTACCCTTACAGGGAATATTATCTAATATACTAATTTTATCAAATACTCTTAAACCAGCGTCTAAAAAGATTACTTTACCCCATTGTTTAAACCAATCATCAAATACATAGAATTTATCCCACTGATAAAGTTTTAAAACATGTCTGTTGTCTCCAACTGTTTTAAGCGGAAATTGGCCATATTGTTTAACTAAATAATCAGTGTTAATATGTTCTACACGTTTCTGTGTTACATTATAATAATCTAGAAAATTACGTGGTGCATCAAATCCAACTGTAATTAATACTAGATCCCCAGTCCATTCACCCCTTGAACGAATATCAATAATTGTACGTTTGGCACGACTAAAGTATCCAGCATCTGTCAATGTAACTACTACAGTTTTGTCCATTATAATACTAATATTATTATAAATAGTATCTTTTAAGTTGTATTTTCAATTAAATAATTAATATTGGCATTAAAATTTACAAATAACTCCTCCCATCCAAGTGACTTCAATAAAGTTGTATCAACAGAATATCTAAAATCATTAAATGGTCTATCCTCTACAAACTCAATATGATTCTCAAAAATTTTATCATCCGTTAATTTATCTATAAGTAGTTTAGCCACATCCATTACTGAAAATTCCTGCGTTGTTCCAATATTATATACTTCATTTAATACACCGTTATTAAAAATTAATTCCGTGGCAATTGCCACATCCTCTGCCCAAATAAAATTGCGGCGCGTATCACCCTTACCATGAATTGTCAACTTCTTTCCCTCTTTTAATAACTTTATAAACTTTGGAATTAACTTTTCAGGATATTGGTTTGGTCCATAAACATTATTACAACGAACAATTACAACAGGAAGTTTGAAACTATGATAATAAGAGCGAACTAAGAATTCTGCGGCGGCTTTTGTCGCTGCATAAGGATTTGTCGGATTTAATAGCGATTTTTCGTGGCAACCAGGATGCTCTAAATCTACCTCTCCATATACTTCATCTGTTGAAAAATGTAAAAACTTCTTAATTTTACCATACTCTTTTGAAGCTTGAAGAAGAACATGTGTCCCCATAACATTATCAGTTGTATACTGTAAAGAATTATCAAACGAATTATCAACATGACTTTGTGCGGCAAAATGAATAATTGCGTCAATTGAATACTCGTTTAAAATATGTAGTACTAGATCTTTACTAGTGATATTACCCTTAATAAACTTATAATTATGATTTGAGTCTATATTTTTCTCATTGGCACAATAATTTAGACAATCTATGTTGAATATTTTAATATTTTGATCTTTCTTTAGTATATAGTTAATAAAATTGGAACCAATAAAACCACATCCACCAGTCACAAGAATATTCATCCTTTTTCTATCTAGTGTATTTTATTTAGGCCCTAAACAAATTTGATTTTATCTATTAATTTAAATTAAATAGGCGTGTATAGACAATAGAATGGCTTCCAAATCCTATGAATTATCCCCCTTTCTTAAAATTCCAGATATCTCCTTAACTCCCTGCTCACTCCCTCCCCATCCCTATACATTCCCCCTTGATCCCTTTCAACAACACGCAATTTCAGCTATTGCCAGAGATGAGAATGTTCTTGTATGTGCCAAAACCGGTTCAGGAAAAACCCTTGTAGGTGAATATCAAATCTATCAATCACTAAATAAAGAGAAGCGTGTATTCTACACGACACCTATTAAATCCCTCTCAAATCAAAAATTCTATGACTTGAAGAAACTCTTTAAAGACGCATCAGTCGGCATTATGACAGGTGATATTAAGTTTCGCCCAGACGCACAGATTGTTATTATGACAACCGAGATTCTACGCAATCTTCTTTATAAGAAAGGTAGTACTACTGAACATGTTGGACTAACTGCTTCTATTTCAATGGATAATCTAGACGCGGTTATATTTGATGAGTGCCATTATATTAATGACAAAGACCGCGGAAAAGTCTGGGAGGAGACTATGATTTTACTGCCTCCCCAAATAAATCTTGTTATGTTATCCGCTACGCTAGATCGTCCTGACTATTTCGCAAACTGGCTAGGTGTACTTAAACAAAAGCCAATTAATCTCATTGAAACCGCTTACCGAATTGTGCCACTAACACATAATTTACTTGATAGTAACTATAAATTAGTGACATTGATGGACGCAAAAGAAATATACTATGAACGTATATATACTGACTGGCTAAGAACTAGAAGTGGTATACAGGATGATCAAAAGGCGTTTAAAAAGAAAGTGGTAGAGGCTCGTCGTCAAGGAGTTGAGGGGAGCATAGCGGGAAAAGTTCATATTCACAATTTTGTTCACCAAATGAATACTGCCATTAAAATGCTTGAAAAAGAGGAGCTGCTTCCAGCTCTATTCTTTGTTCTCAGTCGCAAACAATGCGAAGCCTACGCAGATAAAGTTGATGGAACTTTGCTATCATCGGGTGAAATTGCCACTGTAAAGCACATTATTTCATTCCATCTTCATCGGCATATGAAAGAATTAGAGAAAGTTCCTCAATACTATCAGATTTATGACCTACTGTGTCGTGGTATAGCATTTCATCATAGTGGACTTTTGCCGCTTTTAAAAGAGATTATTGAGATTCTATTCTCAAAGGGATTTGTGAAAATGATGTTCTGTACAGAGACATTCGCAGTTGGGCTAAATATGCCGACTAAAACTGTCCTATTCTCAGGATTCAAAAAATATGATGATCAAACTGGCGGAATGCGTATGCTACGTACAGATGAATATATTCAAATGGCGGGTCGCGCAGGTCGCAGAGGAAAAGATGACAAAGGTGTTGTAATTTATCTTCCAGATCATGAACCGGTTGAACCGAGCGAAATGAAGAGTATGATGAAGGGTTCTAAGCCGCCGATTCTAAGTCGGATGGACTTTCATTATGATTTCATTCTTAAAACAATTCAGTCATCACATGACGATACTAGTAATAAGGAGGATGACTCTGTAAAGCCAATAAAATGGCTAAGTATTATGGAGCAAAGTTACTGGTTTCAGCAACGCCAGAATCAGATTAAATCTACTAAGCAGGATCTAGAGATTACTCAAAAGAAAATCAACGAAATTACACTAGACGATGCTACATATAATGAGTGTCATAAGAGAGCCCAATTGGAGCAAAAGATTAAGCAAACAGTTAATGCCGAGCGTAAAGAAGTTCAGAGGCAGCTTGATACTATTAAGAATAAGCAGTTTGGTCCACG